CCACTCCGCATAAAAAAGTCGTTTTTTAAAGTTTGGGGTTGAGAAGAATGGCGGGCAGAAACGCAAAACCTGTATCTTTGCATCTTGCAGAAGGAAATCCGAATAAATTAACAAAGGCAGAAATTGCCCGAAGGGAAAAAGCAAATATTAAACTTGGCAGCGATAAACTGACGTGCCCGGCGTATGTACTTCATGACACTGTCGCTTACAAAAAATGGCGTGAACTCATGCACGATTACAACAAAGCAAAAGGGGAAGGCATAGAACTGGTTAAGTCCTCCGATGCTGGTATCTTGGCCCGGTACTGCAAAACATTCAGCGAATATCTTTCCCTGTTGGAATGTAGGGACAAAATAAGCCGAATAGACATTGACTATGAGGAGGCAAGCACCATTAATGAGGCTCTTGAAATGAGGTTCGGTACTCAAGGCGCAGCAAAGTTATTCGCAAAGATTGAGTATATATATTCAGTTGCGGGTCTGTTAAACATTGAAATAGCAATCAACAAAAAGGGAGACATACTCACAAAATTAGAGGACAGGCTTTTCCTAAATCCTTTGGCAAAAATTAAGAATATCCCGAAGAAAGAGGCTCCTAAAGCGGACCCATTAAAAGAAAGAGGTTTTGGCAATGTTTAGGATGTGTTAATATGTCGCTACTTGACGAGCTAATCGAGTATTCAAACAACATTGTTGACGGCAAAATAGTGGCCTGTAGAAAGCATCAATGGGCTTGTATGAGATTCCTCCGGGACCTTGAAAATCAGGGAACGGAGGTTTTTTCTTGGGTATTTGATGCAGAAAAAGCTAATCGTTATCTTGATTGGATGCGCCTTTTTAAGCACCGGAAAGGACCTTTGGCCGGACAATCTAAAGAACCGCATATCATAGAAAAGTTTGTATATGGCAATATTTACGGATGGGTACATCAGGAAACAGGGCTCAGAAGGTTTAGGCGTTCATACGAACAATATGGGCGCAAAAATGCTAAGTCTCAGGATAAAGGAATCCAGGCGCTTTATGAAATATCAGCTTTCGGGGAACCGTCCGCAGAGGCATATGTAGCGGCAACAAAAAAAGAGCAGACGCGTTTTGTGTGGGGTGAAGCAAGTTGGCTTTACAAAAACTCTGATTATCTGAAAGATAAATTTGTAACAAAGTTTGATCAAGAGTTAATGCAAGTTGTAATAAGTCATAAAAAGAGTGACTCATTTTTTTCCCGGCTGTCAAAGGATGACAAAAAGTCAGGTGACGGGGCAAATCCGCAGTTTATGGTTTTGGATGAATACCATCTCCATGATACAACAGAGTATTATGACCTTGGCACATCAGGCATGAAAACAAGGCAACAGCCGTTATTGTCAATTATAACGACGGCAGGTTTTGATTTAAACAAGCCTTGCTATCGGGTTGAATATGATTATGTCAGCAAGATACTCGATCCTGATAATCCAATAGAGAACGACCGTTATTTTGTGATGATATGTGAAGCAGACATAGACGATGACGGGATAATGGTTGATGCCATAACAAGCGACGCAGCCCGGCTAAAGGCCAACCCCATCATTGGTAATACGACAGTAGGCAAAGAAGCGATAACGATTGAGATTGCAGAGGCGCAGGACAAGCCTGAGAAGATGAGGGATGTCCTGACAAAGACGTTCAATGTATGGATTAATCAGCGTGCAGCTGGTTACATGAATATGGCAAAATGGAAGCTTTGCGGGACAGGGACAGGCAGGCCATTACCTGATATAAAGGGCAAGAAAGTATTTGCTGGAATCGACCTGGCCGCAACGATTGACTTGACGAGTTTATCTTTCGACATACCACTGCCCGATGAAAATTATGCGGTGCTTTCTCATTCGTTTATGCCCCAGGAGACATTTAACTCAAGGATGAAAGAGGGAAAAATCAGATTCGACCTATGGTCTAATGCTGGATGGCTAACGATTACACCAGGCGCAGAAGTTGATTACCATTTAATTTTAGAATACCTGGAAGAGATATACAGCTTTTATGAATGGATAAAAGGTGAGGCGTGTTTTGACAGAGCACTTGCAACCTGGCTGTCGCATGAGCTTGACAAGTTGGGATTTACTCCGGTAGACATACCGCAGTCTTATAGCGGATTAAGCCTTGCAACAAAAGATTTCAGGGCAAAAGTATATAATGGCAAAATATATCACGATCAGAATCCTGTTTTGGCATGGGCTGTTGGAAATGCAGTACTCAGAAAAGGCCCAAGCGAAAATATAATGCTTGATAAATCAGCGGCACTGGACAAAATTGACCCTATTGCGTCGCTGATTAATGCTCATGTACGGGCGATGGTACATGCTGAAAAAGTCTCAATATACGAAACGCGCGCCTCATTTAGGCTATAGGGGGAATTCACTTTGAAACAATGGCTGAAAAAGCACCTTAAACTACCTCGAATAAAGCCAAAATTACCCTACATAGATGACGAAAAAGCAGAGAGTATTGCCAGAGAAACAGGATTAATCCTGTTTTTTTGTTTGTTTGCTGTAGGGCTGTGGTGGATAGATCGTTCTCTTTGCTTCATTATTTGCGGATTAATGGGGATGTGGTTCTGTTTCCCCAGGGCTGGGCGGTGATTAAGTGGGCTTACTTAGCAGGATTGCTGTAAAAAACATAATCTCCCTTGGTGAACTCGACCGCCTCATGGATGAAGCCTTCCACGGTACTCCGACAACGGCTGGCGTAAGGGTAAACGAATCAACAGCCATGAAACTGATCGAGGTGCAAAAATGCGTCCGGGTGCGGGCTGAGACAAGAGGCTGCCTCCCGGTAAGCATTTACAAGCGTCGCAAGGATGGCAAAGGCCGGGACGAAGCAAAAGACCATTCCTTATATGAAATACTCAACGTAGCCCCTAACAGTGAGATGGATTCGCAGACATTCTATGAACGCATGGAAATATATTTCTCCCTTTGGGGCAACGACGTTTCAATCATTACCCGAAACACCAGCCGGAATAAAAATGTTACCGAACTCTACCCGGTGCCTTGGTACAATATGCGTGTTAAGCGGGATGATAATCAAAAACTTTACTACGAATACTGGGACAGGGGCAAGCCCGAGATATTCCCTCCCGAAAAGGTCTTCCACGTCAAGGGCATGAGCTTTGACGGGCTGGTCGGCATATCAACCATTGGCATGGCAAGAGAGGCTGTCGGGCAGGGCTTGGCTATGGCTGAGTTTGCTAATCGATTCTTCGGCCAGGGGATGAACTTTGGCGGCATTTTAGAAGCTCCTAACGCCTTATCCCCGGTGGCCAGGGAAAATATGCGGCTGGCAGCTAAAGAAATGGGCGCAGGGCTGGCCAACTCCTGGGAGCCCTTTCTTTTAGAAGAGGGTACGAAGTGGAACAGAATTCCAATGAGCTTTGTCGATGCTCAGTTCCTCGAAATGATGAATCTAAACAAGGAAGACATTGACGGCCTGTTCAGGGTGCCGCCTCACATGGTGGCAAATCTGCGCGAATCAACTAACAATAACATTGAGCATCAGGGATTAGAATTTGTCATGTACTCCCTGCTGCCGATAATAACCCGGTTTGAACGTATGGCAAATTGGCGGTTGCTTACTCCGCAGGACAGGGCGGCAGGGTATTATGTCAAAGTCAATGTTGATGCCTTGCTCCGTGGTGATGCAGCTAGCAGGGCGGCTTATCTTAACACTAAGCGTCAAAACGGTGCCTTGAATGCCGACGAATGGCGGGCGCTTGATGACGAGAACCCAACCGGCACACCCGGAGGAGGAGCTTATCTTGTTAACGGAGCGATGATTAGTTTAGAAACAGCAGCAGCGCAACAGCCGAGGCAGACACAGGCCAAAGACGGAGGTGAGAACATTTGAAAAAGTTTTGGGATATAAAGAATCAAACTGAAATATCGGCAGACATTTATCTCTATAATGAAATAGGCAAAAGCTGGTGGGGCGAAACAACCAGCGCAAAGAGTTTCAGGAAAGAGCTTGATGAAATAGGTAACGTAAAGACGCTAAATATATACATCAACTCTCCCGGTGGGAACGTCTTTGACGGTATGGCGATATACAATCAGCTAAAGCGACATAAGGCGTATAAAACTGTTTATGTTGATGGCATAGCAGCTTCTATTGCTTCCGTAATTGCCCTGGCTGGTGACAAAGTTGTTATACCAAAAAACGCTTATTTTATGATCCATAAGCCGTGGTCTATTGCTTGGGGTACTGCTACCGATTTTCGTAAAATGGCTGACAGCCTGGACGTTATTGAAGATGGTATTTTGAACGTCTATGAGGGACATTCAGCCTTGACACGGGATGAAATAAAGCAGTTAATGGCCGATGAAACATGGATGACCGGAGAAGAGGCCTTCGGGTACGGTTTCGCTGATGACGTCGGTGAGGAAATACAAATTGCCGCATCGGTGGCTCAATTGGAAATATGGAACAAGTTCAAGCATCCACCAAAAATTGAAACAAAAACAGAAACACCGGAATCAAACCCTCCTGAGAATAACGGGAGGGTTTTTGATTATAGCCGTGAGGCCAAAATACACGAACTAAGACTAAGGAGGAACAAGAGAAATGGAAATTAAAGACCTGTATGCGAAAAGCGATGCTTTGATGTCAAAAATAAATGGCCTCAAGGCAAAGGAATCACTGACAGAGGCAGAAGACGTTGAGTTTTCTAATGCCGTAGCTGAACTTGAGAAAGTTGAAAACGACATTGAAAGGCTTCAAAAAATCGAGAAGATTGAAGCAAAGAGAGGCGCCCCGGAGAATACCGGCTGGCGTCCCAGTTATGCCGAGCCAAAGAAGCACGACGAGCCATACGCAACCCTGGCAGAACAGCTTTACGACGTCATTCAAGCTGGTATACCGGGAGGCCAGGGAGTGAGTGATCGTTTACGGCAAGTACAGGCGGCCACTGGTGGATCGTCTGGGGTACCGAGCGAAGGCGGCTTTATGATTCAGCCGACATTCGTCCCTGGGCTGATTCAGACGGCCATCGAAGAGGATGACATTCTTAGCAAATGCATACAGATCGAAATCGGTGAAGGGTCCGACCGTGCGGAAGTAACGCTGATCAAAGACCGCAACCGTGGAACTGGGTACCGTTGGGGCGGTGTCCGTGTTTACCGCCGCGCCGAAGCCGACACCGTGACTGCCTTTAAGGTTGACGATTACTCCACTTGGGAATGTAAACTCGAAGATTTAATGGCTCTTTCATATCTGACAGAGCGGCAGATGCAGGATATTCCCCAGCTTGCCAGCCTAATCAGAAACAATGTGCCGAAGGAGCTTGCTTTTGCGCTTACTGAGGAAATGTTTACCGGAAACGGCGTCGGGCATATGCTTGGCATCTTGAAGGCGGCCAGCCTTGTTACTGTGCCTATTGAAACCGGGCAGACGTTAGCAGACACTCCCTTGCTGGCACAAAACATTACCAATATGTGGGCAAGGGTGCCAAAAGAGAATAGGTCAAAAGCAATCTGGCTGTATAACCAGGAACTGGAACCGGCATTTGATGGGCTGAACATTTCCGAAGGTACATCCAGCCATCTTGTTTATATGCCTCCCGGCGGGCTTTCCGGGTCTGGCTATGCGTCCTTTAAAGGCCGTCCGGCGATGCCGTTTGAGCATTGCGAGGCTCCGGGAACCCTGGGTGATTTCATGGTTATTGATCCTTCGGATTATGTTATCGTCCGCAAAGGGCAAGTCCAGGAAGCCGAATCAATCCATGTCAAATTTATCTACACCGAGCGGGTTCTGCGTTGGTATATGAGGATCAACGGCAAGCCAAAGTTTACCGAGGCGATCACGCCTTTTAAAGGCACAAAAACACGTTCCAGTTTTGTCGCCCTGGCAGCCAGGTCGTAAATCAAGAGGCGGCGAACAAACCGCCTCTTTTAATACTACAAATTTAAACCAGGAGGTATAAAAACGATGTACGGAAGAAACATTGCTGAGAATATACACGCTGTACCGGCAATCTGGCCGGTAGATTTAAACTCTGGCGCAAATGCTGGGGATTACGTCAGCCTTAAAGATTACCCTGTTGGCGGGGTGCTCATCCAGATTGGCGCATCTGCCGGAACAATCGCAGTAACAATGCTTCAGGCGACGGCTGTAGCTGGTACAGGTGAGAAGACACTGTCTTTTACTGAAATGTTTATGACAGGCTGTAAACTGAAATTGACCAGCAAAACCGGGACTTTTACCGTGGGCGAAACACTTACCGGGGCCGGTGGTGCGTCAAGCGTTGTCTATGCTGACTGCGGTACATATTTACTGCTGCATACCGTGAATGAAACTGCCTTTGTTGACGGTGAGACTGTCACAGGCGGAACTTCGGGATATACGGGCGTGGCCGACGGAATCGGTATAGATGAAGACATACTTTTAAGCAAGGCTGTGACCAGCGACACGTTCACAATTCCCGACCGGGCAAATAGGATGTATTTCATTCCCTTTGAGGCCATGATGCTTGATGTAGCAAACGATTTTGACTGCATCAGGGTTCATCTAGCCCAGGCGACAGGCGCTGTTATCGGTGGGGCTGTGTATGTGCTTGATCCGAACCAAAAAGGGCGCCCGATGCTGACTGCAATCTACGACTAAAAGGCCCTTCGGGGCCTTTAATTTTACCATAAGGAGGGCATTAAATTGGCTGATAATCCACGAAATATTCTAGGATATAACAGTGCGAACAATTTGTATTCATCTACTGCTGTCACTGCCAATGCTGATGGTTCCATGATTGAGCGTCAAGAATACATGCAGGGCCTTTTAGCGGGGCTAACTGTAGGCGATATACTGCTCCAAGGCACGGTTGACGCTGCCGCTTCCAGTACGACAATTATTCCGGTCGCAGGTCTGGCCGGTTATGGCAACGACTTTTTCAACAACCAGTTTTATCTTCAGGTGCTTAAAAACGCTAACAGCGCCGGTAATGCACCGGAAAAACAGGTCCGTATGATTACGGACTACGCAACTGCAACCGGAACTTTTACCTGTGATGCTTTCAGCTCTGCGGTGGAAGCCTCAGACGTTGTTCTTATCTTACACGAATCACAAGTAGCGATTGGACGGGATGACAACAATAACACTTATGCCAGTTCAAACGTGGCGGCTAATGAAAACGGCAGCGTATTAGAGCGGCTTGAGGCGATCAAAGATCAGATTACTGCTGTTGATGACTTTGTTGATACCGAAGTAGCGGCGATCAAGGCAGTCACCGATGTAATACCTGATGCCGGGGCACTGACAACGATCAGCGGAAAGATAGACGCTATTGATAACTATATTGATGAGGCTAATCTTGAAAAGCTAACAGCCAAAGCAGATGGCGGCACTCATGCTTATCCAGACAGCGTGGCCGATGATTCTGTAGTTGCATATCTCGCAAGCAAAGCTGATCCAGCAGACATGACAAGCTACAATAACACAACCGATAGCCTTGAAGCTTTAAGCGATAAAATTGACACTATCGACGATTATATTGACGGCGCTAACCTTGAGAAGTTGACCAGCGCGGCAGACGGCGGCAGTCACGCTTATCCTGATTCAGTCGCACAGGAATCGGTAATTGCGTATCTAATGAGTAAATCGGCAAATCCGGTTACAACAAGCTTTGATAACCAAACTGATTCTCTTGAAGCGATCAGCGATGCTGTTTCCGGGCTTAACGATGTTAGCACAGCAGAGGTAAACACAGAAGTTGATAACGCCCTTAACACAATCGTTCCTGCGTCACCTACTGCCGGAAGTATTAATGACATTCTATCTAAGGCAGCCGGCGGGAATACTTTCGACAAGGCAACTGACAGTCTGGAAGCAATCAGCGATAAGGTTGGCACACCTGTAAATGCTGGCGGTACTGCTACTGTCGGGGCAATCTTGGGCGATTTTGCAAACGTCAGCCTTGCTTCGCGTTTGGGTCTTGCAGATGGAACTACTACAGAGAGCATCCAGGGTAAGCTCGGTACCGATACCGAACTGGCAGACCGTAGTTTGTATGACATTCTTAACGGTGGCGGCCCGGCGGCAGCTGCTGCGGCTGCGGCACCGGCAAACGATAAATCGTTATATGCTGTTGCCAGTGCAATTTACAATCTGTCTGTTCCAGCAGCGGCCACTGGTGAAACAGTCATTGACGAGGGCGATTACGACTGGACAGCGGATTACCCTGCTCTGCTGACGATTGCTCCGGCGGCAGGTTCGGCCCTGGCTGATGTTGTGGTACATTTAGACATGGATAAGGTTACTACAGGTTTTGCAACCATCTATGGCGCGCAAACGCTATCGGTTTATGTCGAGCGCAAAATTGACGGTACGAACTGGCGGCGTGAACTTATCGTTGAAACTGCACTTGCAGGAACTGGCGCTGATGTTCGCGATATGAAAATAAATGTTGGCGATATAGGCATTACACAGCAGGCCAGGATTACGGCGGCGCTTTCTGCTGAAGTAAGCGGCACTGCTGAAACAGAGATACCTTATGTAGTGTATTACAAGGGGCTTGCTGCTCCTACGATTACGCCTTTAGCAGCAACGCCGTAGTAAACAATAACGACGGGGCGGTCACTCATGGCGGGTGGCCGCCTCTTGTCACCACAAAAAGAGGAAGGTGAGATAAATGGCACTACATGCAAACGTGGTAATTGTATCAGGCATAAGGCGATACGAAGGGACGGCGGCTGCTCTTGCAGCGTCAACTTTTGAGGGCATCCCAGCCGGATCTACGTTTTTAGAAACCGATACCGGAGTAATATATGTCCTCGACAAAGCATTAGCACTACAGCCGAAATACGAACAGGTCAAAATTGCGGCAGGTACCGCTATTGTCGGCAAAGTTGGCATTGACCAAACAACAGACGGTACCACCAATAAAGTGCAAGCCCGTAATGCGACGGCAGACAATTTTCAGGTAAACGCTAACCTGCAGGTCGGCGATGCTGATAATGCGGTTGGAAATCCTGCATTTGTTCAGCTAACGGACAGTAATGTTGAAGAAACCATAGGCGAGGATATACCTGATAAGGCTGTCTTGATCGGTGCAGAGGATGCAAGCGGCGATTTACAGGCGGCACAGATAGATGCAAATGGCAATATTTATATTAATCCTGCTCCTTTGGATGAGGATACGGATAAAATTGACGTTGCGAAAATGTCAAAGGGCGGTATGGCTGTTGTCCATAGTGCCATAACTGGCACGGCAACAAGCACGGAGCAATCAGCGGACGGTTTTAATTCTCTGCTTATAGAGGTGGAATTAGATGCGGCTCATAACTGGACGTTTAAATTGCAGGGTAGCATGATTAGCGGTGGTACGTTCAAGGATTGGTACGAACTGGCGAATACTGGTGTTATGACGGCTATGAGCTATCAATGCAATGCCTCCCGTGGATTTGTCTTTAAGGGCATCCCTGACTATTACAAAATTGTAGCAACTGAAGACGAGGATGGCGCAACTGTAACTGTACGCTGTCAGCCTCTTAATCTGTAGGGGGTGCTGATATGACCACAAGATCAGTATTGCCGCAAAACTACGTCAGAAAAACAGGTACGCTCTTTGAGGATTTTGAAACCCTTGGCGATTGGAGTTTGCAATCTGGCACAGGCACCGTTGAGGTTGACACAGAGCATTTTATAACAGGTACAAAGTCACTGAAAATAACTGAAACGGGTGCCGCTGGGGTAGTTGTTGGCTATCAAAAAACAATATCGCAGAATTTTCGCAACTGGGATCGGTATTTAACGGCTGATGTTTATATACCCCATGATCCGTATTTGTATGTCCAGAACGTATATATCAGGATAGCATCGACAACTAATTATTCAAAAACGATGTACGGGAATTGGAGCTATACTGTATTAAAAAAAGGATGGAATAGGCTCACGCTCCATCCTGCTGATTGGTTAGTTACGGGCAGTGATAGTTTTGAAAATGATATGGTGCGGCTATGTGTGCGTTTACTGCCCAGCGCAAGCGCAGGCGGGCCTGTAAGCATAAGCATAGATAATTTAAAACTTGGCGAAAGAACGGTGCCGAAAGTAGCCTTTACTTTTGACGATATACACAAAAATTCCTACGATAACGGTTGTGTCTACATGATGAACAGGGGATTAAAAGGAACATATTATTCGACAATGAACGAACCCGATCAGGCTAATCGTATGACAACGGCAGAACTCACAACAGCTTACAATGCTGGCTGGGCTATCAGCAATCATACGACTGATCATACATCACTATCTACACTTAGTACTGCCGCAGAGATAATTTCAAAAATACAGCCGATGACAGACTGGCTTATAGCGCATGGATTTACCAGGAGCGCACAACATTTAGCTTTTCCAAGCGGTGAATATAACGATCTGGTTTTAGATACTTGTGCAGGGCTTGGACTGAAAACCGTCCGGTCAACGACACATGAGTATAATCGAGCACCGTTTTATGACGGCTTTCTTAGTGAAAAGCCGCTTGATAGTACTGTCAGCCTTGCAACGGCAATGAGCCAGATTGACTATGCTATAAAGTACGGCTGCACGGTGATTTTCCTGGCGCATGAAATTGATACGGTTGCCGGTACTGGAAAATGGGCTACAGCAGATTTCCAGGCACTTGTAGACTATGCGATTGCCAGGAAGATTGATATTGTGTCGATTGATGAGCTTTACGAAGGGCAGTTTAATCCGAGGTATAGATCGCTAATTGCGGCGTAATTTAGCTAACGAAGTAGCGAAAGTTAAAACTTCAACCTCCGGAGGGGGTTTTTTAAATTGCAAAAATACGCATTAACACTTGTGACCGGCCCAGCAGTGGAGCCGGTTTCGCTTTTGTCTATCAAAGAGTATCTGCACGCTAATAGCGGCAGCCTAGCCGACAATCTCACGCCAACCCAAAGCATACCGCCCGGCAGCCATAGTATAGCCGCCGCCTATTCCCTCGAAGGCGCAGCGGCTGAAGTGCTTGGCTATAACTCCCTGGTAGTGCTTGACGCAGGAACAAACGGCACAGGCGGCACAGTAGACGTAAAACTGCAGCATCGGGACGATGCGGCGGATGCTTGGGAAGATGTGACCAGCGGGGCATTTGCGCAGGTGACAACGGCAAACGACAACGCCGCTTACGAGAAGCAGTACACAGGCGACAAGCGGTGGCTTCGGCCAGTGGCAACGGTGGTAGGGGCGGCCTGTAGCTTTGGTGTGAGCATTATTTTAGAGGCGCCGACGTCATCGGAGGATGACCTGTTGACGGCACTAATCACGATGGCACGGGAATACTGCGAGGGGTTTTTAGGGCGGCAACTCATCACGGCAACCTGGCAGATGTGGCTTGACTACTGGCCTGACAAGGATTATATCCAGATATTATTGCCGCCACTGCAAAGCGTTACAAGCATCAAATATTACGACACGGCAGACACAGAGGCCACTATGACAGCCTCTGACTACTTCGTTGACACAAAAAGTCAGCCGGGGCGGGTGTCTCTTGCTTACGGCTGCTCCTGGCCGTCAACGACGCTGCGCCCGGCAAACGGTATTTGTATTGAGTTTGTCGCTGGGTATGGTGATACTGCCGCAGATGTCCCAGCGATGGCGGTAAACGCTATCAAGTTGAAGGTAAAGCTTGAGCATGAGTACCTGACGCCAGCCGAAGCGGAGCAATATCAAAAAGCAGTAGAACGGCTGCTCTGGATGGACAGGATTGTATTTTTGTAGGGGCGTGATGTGATGGATAGCAGGAAACGCGATCAGCGGATTACGCTGCAGATGCCGACAATTAGCCGTGACAGCGACGGAATAGCATCTCCGTCATGGGTTGACGTTGCAATCGTCTGGGCGGCCAGGGCGCATAAAAGCAGTCGGGAATTTTATGCAGCGCAGAAGATAAACTCCGAGACGCAGGAAGTGTTTAACATTCAGTATCGCAGCGACATTAACGAGACGTGGCAGGTTGTGCACTGGGGGAAAACCTATGATGTGTTAGGCGCTCCCCCGGACAATAAGCGGACGGAAATTAACCTGCTCTGTAAGGCGGTGTCGTAATTGGCAAATACGATAAGCATTAATAATTTAGCTACTGAAATAGTACTGGCGGTCAAGGAATACACAGAAGATGTGACAGAAGCGATTGAAAAGGAATTGGACAGTACATCGAAAATTGTATTGTCCGATATTCAAGCCGGATCTCCTGTCAAAACTGGCCGATATCGCAAAGGGTGGAAGCGCAAAAAAGAAAGCGAAGGCGGCACAATAAAATACATTATTTACAACAAGGACAGGCCCTTTTTGGCTCATTTGCTTGAATTTGGGCATGCGAAAGTAAATGGTGGGCGTGTCTCCGGAAAGCCGCACATACGACCGTCATATGATGCCCATGTCCCCGCAATGCAGGAACGCATTGAAAAGATCATTCAGAAAGGGGGCTAGCCTATGACCCTTGCCGAACTCAGAACAGAATTGTTGACGCTCGGGATGCCGGTAGAATACGGCGGGTTTGCCAGACCCCCGACTCCCCCTTATTTAGTTTATGTTTACGCCTACTCGGGAGACGTGATGGCCGATGACCAAAACGCTTTTGATGTAGGAAACTGGCAGATAGAGCTTTATACGACCAAAAAAGATCCCACAAATGAAGGGCTCATAGAAACACTGCTTAAAAATTTACGCCTCCCTTACTACAAGGTTGAGGCGTTTATTGATTCCTTGGGTCTGCGTCAAGTGGTTTATGAAATCCAGATAATAGGAGGATGAACAAATTGGAAAATTCACAAATTGGCCTTGATCAATTTTACTATGCAGAAGTTCTGACCGACACCGTTGACGGCTGCACTTATGATACACCTGTAGCCATTACGGGCATTATAACAGCCTCCGTAAAGGCTAACGGCAGCATTGAGACACAGTATGCCGATGATGGCCCGGCGGCAAATGCGGCCAGTGTCGGTAAGCAGGAGATCGACCTTGAGTTTACAAACCTTGCTCCCGCTGTACGGGCGGCTCTGTTGGGGCACACTGTCACGTCAGGAGTTATCGAGGAAAAGGCAAGCGACACTCCGAAAACAGTCGCAATTGGTTTTCGGAGTATGAAATCAAATGGTGCGTACCGTTATGTATGGTATGCCAAAGGGCAATTTGCAGTGCCAGATGATTCCTACAAGACTAAAGAGGCAAAGATTAACTTTGGCACCACCAAAATGACGTTTTCCGGCCTGCGCCGTGACTACGACAGCAAGTACAAGATATGGGCCGACGATGACGACGATGCAGTTGCAGCGGGCACCATTACCGCCTGGTTTGACGCTGTGCCGATCACAATTACATCGCCGGATGCCCTGACGCTGGCGACATCTCCAACTGACGGAGCTAGTGGCGTAGCAATCAACGTATCGCCGACCTTTACTTACAACAACGCGATCCCGGAGGCATTTGCGACGGGTGATTATGCGGATGACTACTTCTATTTGATTGACCCCAGTGACGGCAGCAAGATAGCCGCCGCGCTGACAATTAATGCGACTTGTAAGATTGTAACCCTGAACCCAGACGAAGACCTGACGAATGATACTGAGTACATTCTGGTTGCGTCTGGCCTGGTTACAGATATTTACGGTCAGAAACTGGCAGCTGGTACGAGGATAGCCAACTTTTCCACAGTAGCACTTTAAATAAAAAATAAAACAATAAAAGCAGGGGCGGCCATAACAGGCCGCTTTTGTTTTTATATTTGGAGGGTTTTAAATGGACACCCCATCACTCATCATAGACGGAAAAGAATATTTTATGCCCGAGCCAAAGATAAAGCTTTGGCGCAAATTCATCCGGTATTACGAAAAGTTCGGCGAAAGAAGCAACTCCGAAGAGGCTTATACGGAGATGCTTGACATCATAGCAACCGCCTTTAACAACCCCGAAATAACTCCTGAAGTTGTCGAGGATAACGGCAACCTCAAAGACCTAACTATTTATTTTGACTACATCAAATCCAAAGTCACCGGCACCGCAAACGCAAAGGCTGGGCAAGTCCCAAACGTAAAGGCTCCGTCAAAGACATAAGCCATTTGACGGAGTATCAGACCGTCATTTATTTTTGCCTCTCTTTCTGTAGGGCGTTTAACAAGCTCCTGCGGGAAATTGATGAGGAAACAATTGAGGATATGTTTGACCTGCTTATCGTCGCTAATTTGACTGACGAAGAGCAGGACAAAGCGCCCAAGAAGATATTTATCGACCAGACTGACTTGTAGAGGTGAGAAGCAATGGCAGAAACGATCAGGGGAATTAACGTCGTTATAGGCAGCGATACAACCGGGCTGGCAAAAGCATTGTCAGATGTAAACAAGCACGCCAGGGACATACAATCCGAGTTAAAACAGGTTGAGAAACTGCTTAAACTTGATCCCACAAATACAGAGCTTATTGCACAGAAACAAAAACTCTTAGCTGATGCCGTTGCAACAACCTCAGCAAAGTTAAAAGTGCTGAAAGAAGCCCAGGAGCAGGTCAACGAGCAGTTTAAGAAGGGCGACATAACAGAAGGGCAGTACCGCGCATTTCAGCGAGAAGTAGCGGCCACAGAACAGCAGCTGAAGAAGCTTGAATCGGAAATATCAAAGCAGTTCTCTTCATGGGGAAATGTAGCCGAGAAGCTGAACGGCGTCGGCAAAGGTTTTCAGTCAATCGGCGAAAAAATAGGCTCTATCGGCAAGTCAATGAGCGCATATGTAACCGCTCCAATAGCAGCAGCCGGGGCAGCCGCCGTAAAAATGGCCTCCGATATGGCAGAGAGCATCAACAAGGTGCAGGTTGCCTTTAAAGACCAGGCTGCCGGAGTTGAGCAGTGGAGCGGGACAACTTTAAAAAGCTTTGGTATTGCAAAAGGCTCCGCTCTGGACATGGCCGCAAAATACGGTGACATGGCTACCAGTATGGGTTTGAATACTCAGCAAGCGGCAAGCATGAGCGAGAAAATAGTTGGACTTGCGGGTGATCTGTCGTCGTTTAAAAACATCAAGCTTGACATTGCTGATACTGCCCTTACAAGCATATTTACCGGCGAGACTGAAAGTCTGAAGCAACTCGGAATCGTCATGACACAGGCAAACCTTCAGGAGTATGCACTCAGTCAGGGTATAACCACACGCATACAGGACATGACACAAGCAGAACAAACGCAACTCCGCTATAACTACGTCATGGCCATGACCGTCAATGCTCATGGCGATTTTATACGTACACAGGACGGCGCAGCCAATCAGATGCGTATATTTGGCGAAAGCATGAAAGAGGCAGGGGCAACAATCGGGGCTAACCTGCTTCCTTATGTGACGCAAATCGTCCAGTATATAAACGACTTGGTGCAAAAATTCGGATCTCTCAGTCCGGAGATGCAAAAAACAATCCTTGTTGTTGCCGGATTGGCGGCGGCAATCGGCCCGCTCATGGCTGTCATGGGGCCAATAATCACGGTGATAGGTGGTATTATAACAGGGCTTGGCGCAATGACGGGGGCAATGGCGGCGGGTGCTACAGGTGTGGGTATTTTGACGACTGCATTTCCTGTTTTGGGTGCGGCAATCACAGTTATAACCGGCCCTATCGGTATCGCAATAGCGGCAATCGCTGCATTAATAGCGATAGGGGTTCTGCTTTATGAGCACTGGGACGAAATAAAAGCCTATGCTGAAGAGGTATGGGATGGCATAAAAGACAAAATAACCGATATTTGCGAGGACATCAGCGATTTTGTAACTGATACCTGGGAGGATATAACCGACACTTTCGCAGACGCATTTGACGATATAATTGACATCGTCCGCGACGAATGGGACATCATTAAGACAGTTTTCGACGCAACTCTAACAACTATCAAAACAATACTAAAAGCCGCCTGGGACGTGATAAAGACTATCTTTGAGGCGGCGTTTTTAATAATTTACGACATTGTGACCGGTAATTGGAGCGATATCGGAGACGTTTTTAGCGATGCGACAGAAAAGATTAGGGACATTGTTGATGATGCCTGGGAAAAAATCAAAACCATATGGTTAAACGCCTTCAACAAAATTGAATCTGACGCATATGATATTTTTGAAACAATTAAGACAATCTTTTCTAATGCCTGGGAATCGCTCAAAACAGGCACTATCAATGCCTGGAATGGCATTAAAACGGCCATTGAAAACGCATGGGACAGTATCAGGACATTTTTCGCAAAACTTCCCGGGGAAATGCTGAAGCTTGGTAAAGATATTGTCCAGGGCATGATTGACGGTATCACGGGCATGATAGGGAGCCTTGAAACAGCAGCATCGAATTTGATCAAACGGTTGGTAGGCAAGGCAAAGAAGGACTTGGACAGTAGTTCCCCCTCCGGCGTGTTTAAGTCCATCGGCGAGGATGTAACCCAGGGACTTGCAGACGGTATTACAGATTCAACGGATACCGCTGTATCTGCTGCGTCTGGTTTAGTCAGTGCAATACAAACACCCTTTGCCAACTTGGGCAGTTACTTTACCGGAATCGCTACTACATCGCTGGAAGATCTAATAGCCGGAATAAAATCGAAGATCCCCGAAATTGCAGCAGCTGCGCAGGCGGCGGCTGAAGCCGCTATGATTCCATGGCAGGATATACTTGATGGCGTATATGGAAATCTGAATCCGGACGGAACATATAATACGGATACCCCCGCTGGTATGTGGCAAGCTGCTGGTGGTAGCATAGATGAGTATACGGCGCTTTATCAGGAGTATCTCCAGAAAGCTCAAGAAAATGGGTGGGGCTGGTTCTACATTTATTATGGCGATACCTACCTGTACTTTGATCCTGCGGGTACTTTCTTGGGGGCATCAAATAATGGAAATGGCCCTCCATCCGGTTATAGTGAGCCCGATGAAGATCCTGGAACGGGTGGAGTCCCTACAAACGGGGATAATCCAGATTATTACTACAGCCCAGGTGGCGGCTATCAAGGGCCTGGTTACTACGGGCCTTTTTCTACATCTCCGGAATGGCGGTTTTACTCCTCAGAAGATGGCTATAACAGTGGTGAAGGAAGCTCTCCTCCGGCATATATGCAGAGTGGCGGTATAACCGCCCGTGAGGGCCTTATATATGCGCATCCCCAGGAAGCGATAATACCGCTACCGAAGCTGTTACCGATGCTGACTGAGGCTCTTACGGGAGCGGTCAACATACTGGCCGGCTCGTCGTCGCAAAACAGCTTTATGAGCAATACAGTTCAGGTCATCAACCAGGGGACAATAGTCGGCAGTAATGGTATGCAGGAGTTTGCCGACATTGTGTCCAGGCGTATTGCCGGCAGGTACGGATTATCCTCCGGGGGGGCGTGGTAATGGGGACTCAAATAATCATCACGCCTCCAGGAGGCACAGCACAGGAGATAAAAGTATACAGCCAGTGCCAAACGGCCCTATCGGCAACCAGCCGGTCAGGGTCGTTCTCTTTGACGTTTCCGGACGTAACAGGCAGTATGATAGACGCTTTTCCTATCGGCAGCGATGTACAAATTATACAGGGAGATCACCTTTTCAGGGGCTGGGTAGTCAATCCGGCAAAGGCGATTTCCGGAGCAGTGAAAAATATCCAGCTCGAAGGGCTGTGTTATACCGGCCGGACGCAGAAAATACTCGTATCAGAGAGCTATGTTGACCAGACAATTAGTTATATTGTAGATGATTTATTTACGAAGTACATGCCTTGGGTAGACAGAAATAGCATCGTTGCCTGTGGCAAAGTAGTCACCATTGCCTTTCGGGACGAATTTTTATTTGACTGCATGGAAAAGCTCTGCGAGTTGTCCGGTTATGAGTGGGTCATATTTGAGCTTCTGCCGGAAGAGATTGAGCAGGACACGGAGAACTCCGGCTGGGCTGAGGTTGTTGAGGTTGTCTCACCGATCACAGACTTGGCGGCGTCCAACTGGGGTGAGTTGGTGCAGTGCAATGTAGCATTTCCCCCGCTGCCCTCAGACACGCTTTATCCATCGGAAACACTATATCCACAATAAAGGGGTGAGAACATGGGAGTTGTATCGGTTCATTTCTTCCCTCTGGGGAGCCGGATCAACAGTAATGTAATCAAGCCCGGAACATATAAACGAGGCACCGCAAAGCTCACTCCCGACAGTAAAAAACTCGTTAATAAACTGACCGTCAAAGGCGGCAAGGCGCTGTCCGAGGAATACTCACAGGCGATCACCGTCGGCACAGTGCCTATTCACCTCGATTATTCGCCAAGGGCCCCTATAACCGTGACCATCGGCGGATCAGAAAAGACGCTGGGAATACAAAACATTCATGAGCCCGGAACGTATGACTTCCTGCTGAATGCTGCCGAAAAGCTGCTTATTCCCGATCAGTGCACAACCGGCACTGGGACTATATCATACCTGTACGAATACCCGATCAAAATCATTTTGGAAGAGCCCAACAGTCAGGAGCAGTACGGAGTATTTGAGGACATCTACCGGGTTGATTCCGACGACCGGGACACGGTTTTAGGGCTCGGCCTACAGTACCTGTATAAATATTGCCAGCCTGTTATTTCCGGAAGCATTGAGCCATTTACGGGGGTATACAGGCCAGGGGAATACATACTGACGCAGATCCCAGACCTAAACATTGATACCTACCTAACGATAAAAGAAGTCTCTTACAGCAGTATTCCCGGGAAGTCTCAGGTTGACATAAAACTGCAACTGGAAACCCCGGAGCGCGATGTGTCGGACGTGCTGAAAGACCTGGCAAAACGGCTTTCAGTGCTTGAGCGGGCGTCGCTAAACGACGATGACAGCCCGGTTGAGATTTACATTGCCAGGGAGCAGGTCTGGCAGTGGCTTGAGACAATCGTATTATCTGCACCTGTTGAAGCTCAGGAACGGCAATGGTGGCGGGAAGAATCTTCTCTGGTGGCTCCCGTGCCCGTCGACGAAACAACGGAGTGGGAGGAAGAATCAGAATCAACGATTCACGCCTGCCCTTTGCCCGGAGATACAACTTATCCATCAGATACAACATACCCCTGTTAGGAAAGGAGTGAACATTTATGAATGAAAAAACAAACTGGATCGGTCAGTGGGAGGTAATTGCCCACGATAAACAAGGCAACGAACTCTGGCGGGACAAGATTAAGCCCAACATGATTATGGACGTCGCCTTAGACATGGTTGTTAATATGCTTCGGGGCACTGTGACAGACGGAGAAATAAAATATGTCGCCCTGGGTAGCGATACGACATCACCTGCCGAAGATCAGACCACGCTTGTAGCCGAAGAATTTCGGAAGGCTGTCACAAGCCAGAATCCGGATCCGGTAACGGCGGGCAAGCTTTATACTGAGCTTTACGTTGCCGACACCGAGGCAAACAGCTTTAAATGTGAAGAAATCGGTTGGTTCGCGGGAGCGGCGGCAACAGCAAGCGCAGACACCGGTATCATGATTGCCCGTGTCCTGTACTCCCGGCAGAAAGCGTCAACGGAATCGTGGACTATCCGCCGGACAGACACAATCAGCCGTGGTTAAGGAGTGATAAAAATTGGCTTTAGGTGACTACTCTAAAACAACTTACGTTAACGACAGCGCTCCGGGGCTATCTGCTACCCGGTTAAACAATAATGAGGACAAGACAAAAGAGCTTGACACCGCAATGGCCTCACACAAGGCCAGACACACCACCGGCGGCGATGATGCCCTTACCGCTGCAAACATCGGGGCGGCGGCGGCATCGCACACCCACGCACCGGCAAACATCACCCCGCAGGGAACGGGCAGCACGCTTGATGCTGACACCCTTGACGGGTCACATCTTAGCGCAGTTATAACGGCTGCTGTGGCTGCCGCCTTGCCCTCCGGCTTAATACTGCTCTGGCACGGTTCGTCGGCGTCAATCCCTTCCGGCTGGGTGCTCTGTGATGGCAATAATGGCACGCCTAATCTGCGAGATAAGTTTATCGTAGGAGCCGGGACAACTTACGCCGTAAATGATACCGGCGGCGAGGCGACTCACACGTTAACTACAGGCGAGATGCCCGCTCATGCTCATGGAGGGACAACGGGTAACGAGTTGGCCCATACGCACAGTTATAATTTTCCCAGTACCGCCGTTCAAG